GCTATTGACTCAGCTCGCGTTAGCGAAGTTGCTGCTTCCGAGAATGAAGCACCTAAAGAAGATTCTGCTCCGGCAACCGCTGAAGCAGACAACCCAACCGAAGGAGAACAAGTGTCAGACACTACCGTTCCAGCTCCTGCCGAAGAAACGGTAGAAGCTGCTAAGGTTGAAGCCGCTGCGCCACGTCCAGCGTTCTTCACCGCTCCTCGCCTTGAGTTCACAAAGGCGAAATATCTCGAGAATAGCGTCCGCGCTAAACTCGGTGATGATGCTGCTCGTCAATACGTTATGGCGGCAGATGACACCACAAGCAACAACGCTGGTCTCATCCCAACCCGTCAATTGACAGAAATCATCAACCCACTTTCAAATGCAGATCGCCCAGCTGTTGATTCAGTATCTCGCGGCGTTCTACCAGATGCAGGAATGACCTTTGAAATTCCTAAAATCACCGCAGTTCCAACAGTAGGCGAAGAAGCTGAAGCCGCTGCAATTGACGAAACTGGAATGACAAACGAATTCCTTTCAGTATCAGTTAAGAAGTATGCTGGCGGACAAACTTTCTCTGTCGAACTTCTCGATCGTTCTTCACCTGCGTTCTTCGATGAACTCGTTCGTCAAATGGAATACGCATACGCAAAAGCAACAGATGTAGCAGTTGTCACCGGTTTAATTGCTGGTGGAACAGATGGCGGAAACCGCACTCTTGATGCTGCTGGCCTTCTTGATTTCGTTTCCGATGCTGGCGTTTCAATCTACGCTGGAACTCTCGGATTTGCTCAGAATATCATTGCATCACCTCAGCAATGGGGCGCAATTCAGAATCTAGCTGATGCAGGTCGCCCAATTTATCAGAACTTGATTGGCAATATCAATCAAGGCGGTAATCTCGGTGCTGGTTCTGCAACAGGTAATCTACTCGGTCTAAACTTCCGCGTTGATCGTAACCTCACTACTGGTTCTGGAGTTGGCGATAACACAATTATCGTAATTAACCCAGATGCTTATACTTGGTATGAATCATCTCGTTTCCGTCTCCAGACAAACGTAGCTCTAAACGGCCAGATTGAGGTCGCTTACTACGGCTACGGCGCATTGGCTACAAAGGTCGGCGCTGGCGCTTACCGCTGGATGGTTGCTTAGTCCAACTCAATAGTTAGGCCCTGTCCGCTCCCGAGCAGGGCTTAACCCCTTAGATCGAAAGGAAGGCGAGATGCCAACGATAGTCACGGCCACAGAGCTAAGAACCATTCTTGGCGTCTCGTCATCCCTATATTCAGACGCTTATTTGAACGACATTGTGGACACAAGTGAAAATCTGATTCTCCCAATGCTCGTCACTTTTCAAAGCAAAATCAACAAAGTCAAACTCGAAGATAATGTGGCTTATTTTGAGACTGCCACAATTCACGAATTTACCGAAGGACAATCCGTCGTAATTACTGGATGCGGATCTCCTTTTAATGGAACTCATACAGTAACCGACGACGAAATTACCGATTATGTATTTACTGTCGCAATCACAAATGCTGACATATTGGAAAAGAACATTATCCCAGCAGGAAACGCTGCTCTCTCTGGCCTCTCAACCTATGTCGGAAACCCTAACGTCGAATCTGCTGTATTGGCTATCTCTGTCGAAATCTTCCAAGCCCGAACCGCAGCTGGCGGATCGATCGAAGGAATCGACTTCGCCGTAACTCCTTACAGACTTTCCAAGAATCTTCTCGCTAAAGTAACTGGCCTTCTCGGGCCTTACCTCGACGTTGAGACAATGGTGGGTTAAATGCCCTCCACAGTTTTATCTTCTATCCGGACACCGCTGGCAACTGCACTCGGGTCAGTTTCGGCCAACGTTTATTCGTATGTGCCCGAAGCTGTGCAAGTTCCAGCGGTTATTCTTGTACCAGATTCGCCTTATCTAGAACTCAATACAATCAACGACGCAACTATCCACGCAAAGATTAACTTAACTATCACCTGCGGAGTTGCCTATCTTTCTAACCCAGCTTCTCTTGATAATCTTGAGCAGCTGATATTTTCAGTTTTGGCAGTCATACCGGACGGCTACACAGTCGGCCCAGTAGAGCGGCCATCGGTTACGCAAGTGGGAGCGGTTAATTTATTAGTCGCCGATATTCGCGTCTCCACCTATTACACACAAACCAATTAAGGAGAAAAAGTGGCAACCACAGTAATCACCGGTCGCGACGTCTCGTTGTCTTTCACAGGTGGAACGGACATCGACGCCCAAGCAACCAACGCGGTTCTTACTAAGACCAACGTTCGCGAGACTTATCAGACTCTCGATGGCGAGGCTTACAAGACAGTTAACATCGAAGGCACATTCCAGCTCGATATGCTCGCCGACTGGGGTAAAGCTAACTCAGTATGCGAAGCACTTTGGGCCGCAGCTGAATCCGCACCTGACACAACAATCAGCGTCACAATGACCGCCGCAACTGGCGCTCAATTTGTTTTCCCAATTCTTCCAGAGTTTCCTACCGCTGGCGGTTCTGGAATCGACGCTCAAACAGTATCCTTCACCTTTAAGATTTCAAAGGGCGAAGTAACAGAGACATTTAGTTAAAAGGGAGATCGGGAGCTATGAAGTTAAGCATCACAATTAAATACACGAACGGCGAGGAAGTCACCTATAACGCTGGACTCCCTGAGTGGGCGAAATGGGAACGCAAGACTGGCAAGTCGATTTATTCAATGAAGGATATTTCGGCTTACCAACAAGCGGACTTCCTCGACCTAGCCTACTTTGCTTACAAACGCGAAGCGGCAGGAAAGCCGACTAAATCCCAAGAGATATGGGAGTTATCGGTCGAGGAAATGACGATAGGAGATGAAAGCCCAAAAGCTTCGAATCCGGAAGCATAAACCGACTCATAGTTGAGATCGCAATAGCAACCGGAATCCCGATGAGTGAATGGACTGACATCGACCAAGTATTAACGGCGATTGACATATTGAAGGAGCGCAAAGGTGGCAGGTGAGCCGATTTCCTATGACAAGCGCGAACTTCGCTCAATCATTACCGCTTTCAAAGCGATGGACGATGAAGCTGTTAATGCGGCTAAACGCGAGAGTAGTGCGTTGGCTAGATATGCCGCCAATGAAATCCGCGCCTACGGCATCACCCGAATCTTTGGACAAGCCGCTGTCGATCGCATTACAAGCGGCGTTAAAGTTTCCGCAACCTCGAAGATTGGCGAGCTGTCTTATGGATTCGCGTCTCAGCGTCTCTCTGGTGGAGGATCAACTAAAGACATCTGGGCAGGTTACGAATTCGGATCTAATCGTTATCGTCAGTTCCCAAAACGCACTCCCCGTAAAGGTCGAGGAAATTCTGGCTATTTCATCTATCCAGCACTTCGCAAAATTCAGCCTGAACTAGTGAAGAAATGGGAAGAAGCATTTTCGAAGATATTGAAGGAGTGGGATAAATAATGGCTGGAAGTAGAACCCTTAAATTATCCATCCTTGCGGACGTTGATGACCTTAAGAAGAAGCTGGACGTAGGCTCAAAAGAAGTTGAAGGCTTTGGCGGTAAATTAGAAAAGTTCGGCAAAGTCGCCGCCGCTGCTTTTGCTGCGGCTGCTGCCGCTGCTGCGGCGTATGCTGGCAAGTTAGCGATTGAAGGCGTTAAAGCTGCAATCGAAGATGAAGCTGCTCAACGACGTTTAGCCCTTGCCCTAGAAAACGTAACTAATGCTACCGACGCACAAATTAAAGCCGTAGAGGAGCAGATACTCAAGACATCATTAGCGACCGGCGTAGCCGATGACAAGCTTCGCCCAGCGCTTCAAAGATTAGCTGTTGCCACAGGATCAGTTGAACGTTCTCAAGAATTATTATCTTTAGCCCTTGACATCTCAGCCGCCACAGGAAAAGACGTTGAGACAGTCACTAACGCATTGGCTAAGGCATACGAAGGCAACAACTCAACACTTACCCGTCTTGGTGTTGGAATTACTGCCGCCGAAGCTAAAACTCTTGGCTTTGAGGGAACTGTTAAGCAATTGTCAGAGACATTCGGCGGCGCTGCGGCAACTCAAGCCAATACTTTTGAGGGTCAAATCAAAAGATTACAGGTGGCTTTTGATGAAGCAAAGGAATCTGTTGGCGCTGCGTTGTTACCAACTTTACAAAATTTATTAAATTTCTTTATTAACACAGTTATCCCAAAATTTACGGAATTCAAAGATAAAGCACTTGAGCCAATCACTTCAGCAATAGAAAATAATAAAGAAGCTTTTCAAACTCTTTACAATTTTATTAGAAATTTTGTCGTTCCAATTTTGATAAATGGTTTAGGCGATGCTCTAGGATTTGTTGGTAAAGTTGTTGGCGCAACTCTTACAGTAATCGGTAAAGTCGTAGATGCCGTAAAAGCAGCGATACAAATCGGTATCGACGGCATAAACGCCCTTATTAGCGTCTATAACAATACTTTGGGCCGCCTTCCCGGAGTTCCAGATATTCCTAAAATCTCCGCTCCGTCTTTTGGCGGTGGTTCATCAACCACACCCAAAACGCCTTCAGTCCCGACAATTTCAAAACCAAGCACTTCTGGAGTTCCAAGCGGAAGTGGTGCAACTGCATCAAAGACGCCAGATAAAATCAGTATGCCCGACTACTCCGTTTTCTTGGAATCCGCAGCGGCGAATAAACCTATTTCTAAAGGTTTTGATCCTTCAGCGGTTAGACGCGGCGAAGAACAAGGAAACGTAATTATCAACGTTAACGCGCCCAGCGCAATCGACGAAGAAGGATTTACTCGAGCTGTTGTTTTAGCCCTTAATAATTCAACCAATCGCGGCACTACTGGTGCTGGCGACCTACGGACTAACGCTCAAATCCTATGACCGCTTGGACGCCCGTATGGAGAGTAAGAGCTAACGGCGACACAGTAACCGGCGTAACTCTTGCCAACTTAACTATCACATCTGGCCGAACAGATATCAACTCGCCTACTCCTGCTGGCTATTGCTCTTTGCAGCTAATTAACACAGATAATAGCGTTTATAACTTTGCGGTTAACACTTCCATCCTTATCGAAGTTCAAGATTCCAACGCCGCTTATGTGCCGCTCTTTGGCGGTCGCATTTCCGACATTCGCCAAATCGTTACAAGCGCAGGATCAGAAGCCGCAGTCACAACAATCAACATCACAGCCACCGGAGCTTTAATCAGACTACAACGAGCGACCTTTGATGGCAACTTGGCCGAAGGGTTAGACGGCGCACAAATTCTCGATTTGCTTGACGAGTTGTTGCTCGCCAGTTGGAATGAACTGCCACCGGCCGAAACTTGGGCTACTTACGATCCAGCCACAGAAACTTGGGCTGAAGCTGGGGATATTGGACTAGGCACTATTGACGCTGGCGAATATACGATGGCGAGCCGTCAGATAAGCGACCAAGTCATTTCCAACGTCGCCAATCAAATCGCTTCCTCAGCTCTCGGCTATTTGTTCGAGGATGCCAACGGAAATATCAACTACGCCGATGCAAGCCACCGACAGGATTACCTAGTTGCCAACGGATACACCGACCTTGATGCCGCTCACGCGATTGGTGCAGGAATCGGAATCGTCCAGCGACAAGGCGACATCGCCAACAAAATTATTATTGACTACGGCAATAACTTTAACTCTCAATACATAGCTCAAGACACCGACTCACAAGCCACTTATGGGCTTTACGCAGAGCAGTTCTCAAGCTACTTGAAGAACACAGCCGACGTCGAAGATATGGGCGACAGACTCATTCAGCTCCGAGCCTACCCTCGCTACCTTTTCCAATCCATAACCTTCCCACTTCAATCCCCTGAAATTGACGACGCAGATCGAGACGCCCTTCTTAATATCTTTATGGGCCAACCCGTCCGCATCACTAACCTTCCGCCTCAGATGCTCGGTGGCGAGTTCACCGGTTATATCGAGGGATGGACTTTTAGAGCGTCGGTCGGTGGCCTTTCGGTTACCTTCAACGCTTCACCCACAGAGTTCTCGGCCGTAGCTCAACAATGGGCGCAGGTCAACGCAGCAGAAAGCTGGAATAGTGTGCTTAATACCTTAGAATGGCAGGACGCGATAGGAGTGATTAGTTAATGGCAACAACAACGAATTTCGGCTGGGAGACTCCGGACGACACAGATCTAGTCAAGGATGGCGCTCTTGCGATGCGCACACTTGGCAACGCCATCGACACTTCTTTGGTCGATCTTAAAGGCGGAACAACCGGACAGGTTTTATCCAAGACTTCAAATACGGATATGGATTTTACTTGGGTTACTAGCGACGATGCCAACGCTATTCAGAACGCCATCGTTGACGCTAAAGGCGATTTGATTTCGGCTACTGCGGCAGATACTCCAGCTCGTTTAGCTGTCGGAACGAATAACCAAGTTTTAATGGCAGATTCTTCGGCTTCGACCGGCTTGAAATACGCCAATGAAGCGACTGCCACGTTGACTGCAAAGGGAGATTTGTTATCTGCCACAGCTGCGAACACTTTGGCTCGTCTAGCTGTCGGAACTAATGGACAAGTTTTAACAGCAGACTCAACGGCTTCTACTGGGTTAAAATGGGCCACTGCTACCTCTGGCGGAAGAACACTGTTGTCAACAACGACTTTATCCGGCGCAACAGTAACTTTATCATCAATCAGTCAATCTTATGAATCTTTAATGCTCGTTGTAGAAGGGGTAACTAACGCAACTGCAAATGGATTATTACAATTTCAGATAAATGGTTCAGATCAACAACAACAAATTTCGATTGTGGGAAATAACAATACAGTCACAACATACGCCGATTATTTAGGCAAAATAAATACTAAAATAAATTTGGCTCGAGCAAACGCAGAAAATTGTTTTGTTCTTATTTTAGATAATTATACTTCCACAACAAATCCAAAAGCTTTTCAATTTTATGGTTATTACATAAATACCGATAGTGCTTTTGGAACTATTAACGCTGCTGGGGGCGGGGTTAGAACGCCTTTTGCTGCCATTACTTCAATAGTTATATCCAACTCTGGTGGCAATCTATCTGCTGGAACAGCTCGACTTTACGGGGTGAAATAATGCCAAGACCAATTGTTCGAATTCACAATATTGAGACAAACGAAATTATTGACCGCGAAATGAACGATATTGAATTTGCTCAATATGAAAAAGATGTAGCGGATTTCAAAGCTTCAGAAGAAGCCAGATTGCAAGCAGCGGCAAAAAAACAAGCATTATTGGATAAGTTAGGCATTACTGCCGAAGAAGCATCTTTACTTTTGTCCTAAGATGGCTAAACTTTGTAAAGCTGGCGTCCAATTAAGGGAGCAAATAGATGACGATTATCCTGATCGCGACCGGCGTTCTGATGGCTGGATTGCTGACGCTAGGCATATTGCTAAAGGTAATTCTGACCATATACCAGACGCTCGACGAAATGGAATCGTCCGAGCTTTAGATATTGACGCCAACCTTAACGCCCATCCTGAGGAAACTTATGCGTTGGTCGAAAAGATTCGTAAATGTGCAAAACGCGGAGATAAGCGCATTAAATACATTATTTACGACGGCAAAATTATGAGTCCGATATTGGGTTGGAAGCGCCGCAAATATAAAGGCGCCAACCCTCACCGGTCGCACTTTCATATTAGCTTTACAACTTTGGGAGACAATGACGGCAAATGGTTCGACCTTGAAGGGGACAGAAATGAGCGACTTAAAGAAGATGGCGGAAAGCTGGGCAAAGACCTTCCTAGCAACAGCCCTAGCAACATACCTCGCGGTGGGCTGGGATGTCGATGCGATTGCAAATGCGGCGCTAGTATCAGTCTTGCCTAGCATTATCAACTGGCTTAACCCCAACTACGAGCGTTACGGAAAAGTCCGGTAATGGATGCCAATACCATCGCTGGATTCGTAGCTTCAGTTCTCGGATCAATCGCCCTTCTTATCGCTGGGCTTCGTTACATCATCAAATTAGAAAATATCCCCATAGTGTCGCGCCTTGATAAAATGGAATCTCAGTTAGAATTAGCCCTATCAAAGAAGGTGGGGGCTAATGGCAACAAGAAAGCGCGTTAAGAAGCCGGTTAAAAAAACCGCTAAATCTAAGCGCACCGTTAAAGAACTGCCTACCAAGCTTGATTTTTGGGCGATTGCTTGTAAAGAGATTTACGAGACTTGCCGCCGTAATGGAATGGATGAGGGCTTAGCCCTTGCCTTTGCTATGGATAGAAGCGCTTGGCCTGACTGGGTTATCGACCCACAAGATCCGATTAGAAAAATCGGCTGGGAAGATGGCGAAGAGGACGTCTAATTTACCTTCGCGAGGTTGAACTATTCGAGGCGCTTAAAGCCGTTTATCCGGACTTAACGCCACTATCGGCAACCGACCGAGCTGACGGCATTACCCACGACGCTTATATCGAGATGAAGTGCCGACGCACTCATTACCCCACTCTTTTGATTGAAAAGAATAAATGGGATTATTTAGCCGATATAAGGGCTAGAACGGGCGCTAAGACGCTTTATATCAACTCCACCCCACAAGGGGTCTATCAGTTCGATTTAGGGGCCATAAACGAACCTGAGTGGCAATTAAAGGCACTTCCAGACAAGACTGACTTCGCCAACAGCGGCAAGGTTGAGAAGCTGTGTGGCTTCCTAGATATACGACACTCCGAACTCTTACTTGTCTAAATCCATTTAATTAAATACATTTATCCCGTAAATCCATTTAAGGGTTACAGAACGGGAGAGTAAGTGATAAATAATTCAGCAGTAATTCGATTTGATTCTACTTCTGGCGCTTGGTCCGACGGTAAAAATTACGTTAAAGGCCAAATTATTCGCAGATATGCAATTGAATCGCTAGGTAGAAAATCAGTTAGAGGGCGACTTAGCCGCGAAGAAATCTCAGCATATTGGCTAGATCGATTCGGGGTGAACGCTGATGTCCAATAACTTTACAGCTGAGCAGATAGCGACCCTAGTGATTAGTTTATTTGTCGGTGGATTGTGGATACACAGTTTAATCGAGTCGGCTAAAGCCAAAGCCTTCAACGAAGGTTACAAAAGAGGACGGAGCAGCTTAAATGTCAGAGAGATCGTTAAGTGACTGGCTCTCGGATGCTGGTAACACCCTCGATGACAGGGGGCTCGAATATGGTGATCCGAGATTCAATCTTTTACGCATTTACAAAATCGCGAGGCTGCTCGGTATTCAGCTCAGAGACCCAGCTGACGTGGCACTCGTCTTTATCGCGACAAAACTCAGCCGAATGGTGGAAAGTCCAGAGCGCGAGGATTCGTATCTCGATCTCATTGGATACGCCGCTATCTTGGGTCGATGCCGATTTTCTACACC